CGCACTCGTTGCCACAGCTTGTCTCTCATCTATATTGGTCTTTAGCTCATCTAACTTGTCGATAAACTCTGCAGCAAAAAAGTCTTGCATTGTTACACTTACATTAGTGTGAGCTAGTTCCATTGGTGTTACTTGTCCATTTCGAGACTTAGTACTCGCAGTTCCAGTACCAATTTTCTGAAACCTTGCTGTATTTCCTGATACATTACTTACAGTACGGACAGTATTTCTTAATTTACTACCCATTCTTTGATACGCAAGATGAACCTCACTCTCAAACTGTGTTATAAAAGCTGTACTTATAGTATTAGCCATTTCAGTTCTCCGTTAGTTAAAGTTTCATTTCTTAGTCCAGTTATCCATATTTTGCGTCATCTAGTTATCCGAATGGGCTATCAGCTAGTTATGGGCTGTTCTTCTTTATTTACCAAAATTTTTTCACCTTTGCAACGAACAAATCGTAAAACTTCAAAACCATTTACATTTATTGGTTGCTCAAGTACCTGAAACCCTAAGAAAGCCAACCAATTTAATGTTCTTTTATGGTCAGCAGGTGCAACATTTTCTAGTTGATAATACTTGTTTTGAAAGTAATCTACTACTTTTCTACTCCATTTTAAAAACTTTCGTGAATGATTTTCAATATCATAAGAACCTAAAAGCCATATTTTACCAATTATATTTTCATAAACTGGTGTTACTCCAAACATTATTGCAGGTTTTTTATCAATGATAACTGTATAAGTTTCAGCTTTATCCTCTCTAAAACCTGCCATTAAAGCACGAAAAGGAGTTGCACCATGTATCAAACACTCTCGAACATCTGTATCTCTAAGATTGTTTTGTAAATAATTTATGTGGGAAATGTCAGCTTCTATAATGGAATACCCATCATAAATGCCACTACCCATAAAGTTTTTGGAAGTCATTATTTACTTCTTGAACAAATGCTTTATCTCTTTTTGATGGATTCCAATATCTTTCATCACGCATTTTTGCTTCTATGTCTGCATGAGAAAGTTGACTTGGTGCTGTTGCTTTTGCTGTTAAATCTGCACCTTGTAATTGTCTTTGGATATGTTCCAATGCTTTAATACCTTCAGCAGATGTACCAAGTTGTGCAACTGCTTCGTGCATTTCAGTAGGAAAAAATTTATTCATAAATAGCTGTGCAGACTCTACTCTTGCATTTGCATTATCTCCTAATTCAGTTTTTATTGCTTCTAAATCAGGTTGACCTTCTTCAAAGTATTCAGCAAATTTATTTACCCAATGAGCAAACTCCTCTTGTGAATAACCATTTTCCCAAGCATATTCTGCCCATTCTTTAAGTAATGGATTTGTTCCTGCTTCTTCTTCATTTAAAGACTCAGGTACTTGATAGTCACCTGCTGTTTTTGGTCTTTCAGCATATGCTTCTGTTTCTAGTTCTTGCTGTAAAGCACTTCGTATATCTTCTTCTTTTTTGCCTTTCCAAGATTCTAACTCTGCATATGACTTAGCCATATCCTCCCATGTATTAAATTTTTCAGGCAACCCTTCAGGTCTAGTTGGTTCTGCTACAGCATCAACAGTAGGAGGACTTACTGCTTCTGTGTTTTCTGTAGCAGATTCTTGTGTAACTTGTTCTTCACTCATATTTTATCCTTTCTGTAACAAACTTCTTTTTCTTAATTGTTTTTGCTTTTTTTTCATTTTTTCTTGAAGTTTTTTTAATTCCTCTTGTTTTTTCTTTTCCTCTTTTTTCATGTCTGCTAACATTTTATCTCTCATTTCTTTTGTTGCAAATACCATTTTAGACTCCTTTTATTTTTGTTGAATGATTAATTCTTTTTACTATTAAAGCAACTAAATATCGTTGCCCTTCTAAATGACGTAGTTCTGTATCTGAAATATTTGGTCCACTTACTGCATCTACTGTAATTGACTTTAAATATTTTAATACTTCTTGACCATTTGGTGTTTTGAAAAGTGATTCTACATCTTTAGATATTCGTTCATCTTTTTCTTTTGAACGAGGATATCCGTCAACCCCCAAGTGCTGTGGCATCTGGTAGTTCTCCTTGTTGTTGCATCTGTTGCATTTGTTGTGCCATTTGTATTAACTGTTGCCTTTCATCTGCATCACGAATTAAAGTATCAGGCACACCAAATTTCTTTGCTAAATACAATGCAGTTTCTTCTGATGATATTAAAATGTTCAATACCTCAGGACCGAATGAACCTGCAACAGTTTGTAAAAATCTATTTAAAGATACAATATCTTGGTTAGATTGTGCTTGTGCAAGGGGTGACACACTACGAATCTTAACCTCTCTACCATTTACAACTGGCATTTCAATTCGACCCTGTTTCTTCAAAATATAAATAACTCTTTGTAATACTGGCTGTACCATTTCTGCTTGTAGTCTACCAAAAGCTGAACCAATTTTTCTTGATAAATCAGCCATTCTTTCTGCTACCTCTGTTGCAGAAGCAGGAGTTTTATTAGGGTCACCAAGCATATCATTATACAATGCTCGTTTAATATTATTTCTCATATCATTAAGAACAAGATTAGCTACATCAAAAGAACCTGCTGCTCTTATAGGTTGTAACCCTTGTGTGTTTGGTGCTTTTGGAATGACTGTGCCAGGCACGAGATTAATTGTATCAACATTAATAACACCATCATCATCAATCTGATACATACCTGATATTGCCATTTGTGCATTTTCTAATACTAATTCGATTGTAAGGTTACAAGTTTTTATCGCACTTAAAGCATTTACAGCAGGACCACGACCATATATCTCACCACTTGCTTTACTCCATCTAAAAGCAATAAATGGATTTGCACCTACACCAGTATATAACTCTTGCATAATCATAGCTTTATCAGCAACATCTATAACCATAAATGAATATCTTTCTTCATTTGGTTTGTCATATAACTTACAAGATACTTCTAATATTTTTGTTTTAGCATCTGGATTATTACGGATGCGCTCTAACATTTTAGGAGTTAATGATGCTTTAGGATAAGCAACTATCATATCCTCATTCTTTATTTCTCTTTCTCTGTAAACATGGTCAACCATACCATCAGGACCAGTATCTAAAACAACATGAGGCAAAGGTATAGATTGAAATTTAACTGGATTTATTGCATCACCTTCAGTTATAAGTAAAACTGCTGTGCCTAATGCAAGGTCTATAAAACATTCATGTATTTCTTGAGCAAAGTTAGATGTTTGCAATACTTCAAAAACATAATCTGTAACTCCATCAAGAGCATTATTTACATCATCTCTTTCTTCTTCAGGCACTTCTGTGCCAGTAACAAAGTCTGCCCATCTTGCAAAGTTAGGTGTTAGTCCTGATTGTAGTCTTGAAGCAAACTCCTGAATACCAACTACAGCAGTTTCATCAAATATCTTATCATCTCGTCTTTGACCTGCTGAATAATTTTTAAATCCTTGTCTTTGTGGTAAACAATACTCAAAAATTTCATCATACAATTCTTCAAACTCTCGTCTTACTGACAGAGCTTTTTCGTATTTCTTTACAATTATTTCAGCAGAATCGTAATTCATTATTTGTCATATTCATTATAAAAGCCGATACCACCACCAGAACCTTTTAATAGACTTCTTCTGCCAGTACCTTTTCTTTTTCTTGTAATATTTTCATCAAGAACATCTTGTCGAGCATCTTCTCTTTCTGCTTGTTCTATTGCTTTTTGAGATTCCCTAGCTTCATCTGCATCTTTTTCTGCTTGAGTTGGCTCTGGAGGTCTACTGCTTCCACCACCTATACACATATGTTCTCCTTTACATTCTTGCCCATAGTCCTTGTCGTCTAGGCATCTTAGGTTGTCTTTTAAAAACATCATACTCTGCTCTTGCGTTAAATGCTTCTATTTTTTTATTCATACCTAACACTTGCCTACCTTCACCTGCACCCAACATCAGATACTGCATAGCATCATGTATGTGTGAGTATCGGTCTTTCAAAGGTTTATCATCATATCTCTCTCCAGAAACTTGAAGTCTACGATATTGATAACCCCCTTCAAATCCTTTTACCAATTCTTTACACCTAAAGTCAATCAAAATTCCAGATAATCCATCTACCATTCTATTTAATACAGATGCAACAGACTCAATTCTTAATGACACATCATTAGTAGAAGTAGGTCTGGCAGTCAATCCTGCACCTCTTAATACTTGAAAAGCTGTTGATTCATCAGTCTGCGCCCTAAAGTCACCTGAGGGGTCACCAAATATATTTACATCTAAATTTGAATACCGTGTTGCAATTTCAGAACGTAACAATTCTGCAAATCTAACAATGCCCATATCAAAAGCCACAATCTCTTGAAGTATTAACCATCTTCCTCTTACCTTTTGTCCAAACACAGCAGCAGGAGTAAGACCAAAATCAAGACCAATATACAATGGCACACCATCTGCTACGGGTATTTCTTCTTTTGAAACATGGGTATCAGCTACAAACATATTATAAACTGGTTTAC